AGATGCTCCTCTAATTAAGTATATAACTCCGTTAAGAATATCTGCAATAAGTCCAACTGGGACTCCAGTGACGACGAATATACCATCTCCTACTAATCCAATAATATCTAATATCAAGTGTATAATTCCTATAGGTTCTCCACCTTCAGTTAATGAGAGTGCTAGATTTTTAAGAATTCCTAGAATTCCGCCGGCATTTTCTTTTGCTTTAGGAACATCGGTTGTTGATTCTATATTCTTTAACACATTTGCGTCTAACAATGAGGCTTCTTTCTTTGGGTCAGTTATAATATCAGCCGATGACGGATCTACCTTCTCAATTGATTCATCCTCGTTTAATCTAGGAGATTTAAGTTCGTCTACAATTGATTTATAAGACGTAGTGATTTCATCCATCTGGATTGATGAGAACATATCAGACACTTGTTCAAGTAATATATTCTTTCCTTGTAATAAATTTCTATTAAAGTTATCAACTCCTCTAAATCCTTGTTCTAACAGTAATTTAATTTCTAACTCAAATCTAACATTTTCTGGAATAAGTGACTCTATTCTGCTTAATATAGCAGACTCATTCATTATTAGATCATCGTAGTTAAGAGTTCTAGTTATTCCAAAGGATTGGCTATTATCTCCATACGGTTTTATGTGGCGCATGTGCTATAGTTTTTTATTATTTATTCAACTTTATAAACAAAAAAGACCTACTGATCAAGGAAGGTCTTTTAAATGTGAGTTGCTTTATAGTTGGTTCATATTACGGATTCGAACCGCTTTGCTCTATATTCTGTTCGCCAATGTTTAGCGTTACGTATTATTAAGAGTAATCCTTGAGTTGGTACCAACTCAAGGACCGTGTATCCCATCCACCAATATGAATAAAGGACTTTCACCTTTCCTGATTAGCTGTAACCCACTAATCTTATTTGATCATTCAATCAAACCGTGTGGAGATGGAGGGATTCGAACCCTCGTCCATTAAACATCGACAATAGATTTTATTACAGCATAGGATAATCGTTTTCTAACAATTCCAAAATAGAGAGTTCCCTTATTACTGTTCGGTTTACTCATAACTAATCTTCAGGTTTTCAATTTCACGCGTGAGAAATAGAAATACTAACTAAACTGTTACTTCCTTTTACATCTAATCAACCTACAAGTATAATCAGTTACATGATGTGCACTACTTACCTATTAGGCAGCCATTGCGTACTCAGCGTTGTCGGCTAAGATTGATGTAGGTCATCACCCGTTGCTGAATCTAAAGCTTCTCGAATAATGTCAAAGCCATGTCATCCCCATGTTTTAAAGAACTGTAAAGTAACGATATACTATTTAGTTACTGTTACAAAATATACATTACCAATAATGCAACTATAGCTCCTAATATAAAAAAAGCAATTTGCTCTAAAAACTGTATTCTATTAAATTTAAACATTTTTTTAATATTTTTACACCAACTCAAGATTAAAAATTCGTTGCAATTCCCTTCTCTGTCTATTAATTAAGTCAGGAGAGTATGCTTCAATTAAACGTTTAACATCGTTTTGATTTGATACGTATAATAAATCCTTAAGAACTGGATCCTTAATTAACTTCTTCTCGGGATCATATTCTATCTGAATAGCAGCAAGACAATTAGACGCAAGGGTTTCATAGAACCTGTATGTTGTTACGTTGTCTAGGTGTTCTTCGTCTCCGGTAATAAATGAGACTTTTACTTTATCCAATTGCGCCATTAGGTCTTCGTGCTTTAACTTCTTCATGAATTCTCCCGGTACCTTATCAGACTTATATCCAATTTTTAGATTGTTTGTATCTGATGGGAAATACTTTCTTAATTGATTTTCTCTAAAGGATCCTCTTTTATCTCCAAAATATACGAGATCGAATTCTTTTTCAAGTGTTTCGTCGGCAGGTGCAAATATGTCAAATTGTTCCGAGTTAGTAAATCGTTCCTTAAAGATATAAGTGAACCAATCTACCTGTTGATGGTTTTTAGGTTCGTATCCTAGAAATTGCTCTATATTCTTTCCAGCAAATAAGTACGTCGCATTCTCAATAATATTATCCCAAAGTTCAACAGATTCATTACATATATCAAATCGTTCAGATATAGTCTTTGCGTAATTCATTGGTGGAATTCGTGGATCATTAATAAGGAAATAAATCTTTCCTTTAAACTTTGCAAGGTTATTACAAATAGTTTCACAATGTTCTCCCATAACTCCTCCGAAGAAATTAGGCGTAGATAATTGAACGATAACTGCTCCGTATTCTGAGAAATCATTGTCGGTATAGTTATGATAGAAATCAAGATCCTTCATGTTTCTATTCTTATAACCTACACAATCAACTTGAGCTCCTTTTTCTTCCATCATTTTCTTGATGAACATTGCTTCTAGTCCTCTATGGTTCTTATCGTTATACGTAAGATTTGCAAATACTGATGTTAATGCTATTTTCTTCATAATAATATTATACTAATTACTTCTTATCTTTTTCATTTATATAATTCTCCAATCCTTGGATATATGCTAATGCGTCTAATAAGTTATCTTGTTTATGATTGTAAGATTCTCTTGAGAATTTAAGTGAAATTAATGCTTTGAACATATCAGCGCCATCTACTTTATGACCTGTCATTCCTTGGAATATCATTGCTGCTCTATCCATACCCTCTGAGAATGGTCCGTAATTTCTCTCTGCTTCTTCAGATCGATTATTTACGATATCATCTGCTAGTTTTAAAATTGATTTATCCATAGTTATATTTTATACTAAGTTAATATACTACGTTTTATTGGAAAATAAAAAAGCGAACTAAAAAGTTCGCTTTTAAATTAATTATGTGTAAAAGAATTATGATCTAAGATACTGAGAAGCTAGATTAGATTCGGCAGTAACTCCTTCGTCTAATTTACCAGATTCCTTATCTTCTACTGTTTTCTGAGTTGAAGTAGTTCCGATTGCGTCTTTCTCAGCTTTGTCTGCAACTACTTTCTTATCCTTTGGATTAGATCCGGCCTTAGCTCCTTTCTTAGCCAAATAAGCCTTAAGTCCATCATTCATTTTTTTCTTTTCATTAACAGTAGGAGCGATTTCTCCTTTAGCTAAATCAATTGTGATATATTCTTCTTTTAGTGTAGAAACTGATTCTTCAATAGAAGTTTTTAATTTCTCTAATGAAGCTATATCAGATGCATCAACCGATCCAGAACCGATAGTCTCGTCAAGTTTAGCAATAGAACCTTCTAATTTAGCAACATTCTCTAATATTGCAGATTTAGCTGCTTCCATTTTTCTCTTTTTCTCGATAGACTCATCAATCTTAGTTGCAAATACTGAACTAATATCATACTGAAATTTATCGTTGAAAAAATCAAACATCTGATGTTCATCAACCTTACCCCATGTTCTTTGTGCAGTGTTAGGTTTATCACAAATAATGTAATCTCCATTTAATTCAAAAACAGTTGCTTCTGAAATAAGTCTATCATTTGATATATTCTTGATGAATTCAAATGCGAAGATCTTATCTATATTTTCAAAAACATATTCTACTCTTGTTCTAACAGCTGGAGTTTCCATTGCTAAAGCTTCAGTTAAATTAATAGAATCTAATCCATCAATCTTAACGTCATTTAGGTAAATATCAAGTCCGTTAGACTCGTTAGTGTTTAATCCAATTTTAAAGTTTCTAATCGCGTTACTTTCTACTCCTTCTCTATTTGCAGCCTGTTTAAATCCAAGTGAAGCAAAAGATTCTGCTAGTTGAAATAACTTTGGAAATTTACTGGCAACGAAATCAGGATCCATAGTAGCGATTGTAAATCCTTCGTTAATATGAACTTCACTTTCATTACCACTAAGTTTAGTAGATTCTGAAATCTTAATGAATCTATTATCTGCATAGGTTAATATTCCATTTTTAAGTTTTTGAGATGGTGCAATTAAATTAGTAATTCTAGTATCAACGTTTCCGCCTCCTAATGTAAATCCTGAATCCTTTTTAGATTCTGTAATTTTTAGGTTGTTTACTAGATTAGCAACTAGTGGTAATTGAGATTCACCGTGTCTTAAGTTAATAATATCAGAGCTGTATTTGTTTTCAGCAAGTGATTTCTTTAACGAATTAGCGATATCATCATATATTGGAGATTTAACATTTTCCATAAGTTGGATAGTGTTCAAAACCTCAAAGTCAGAAGCTTTATTCTCTAATATTGAATTTATTTGATCAACTACAGTTTTAACTGAGCTCTCATGAACGTGCTTACTAAATTCATTTATAAAAGAAGGATATAATTGAAATTCAGAGGTGCCATTAGAAATCTGTGAAGCGAACGTATCTACTTGAGATTTAATAATTGGATTTGAATAAGCATTTGATTCTCTAATAAGCCCTAACTTGCTAGTTAAATCTCCTACTTTACTCATTTCGTAAAGAACTGAGTCTACCGTTCTATCTTTCTTCGAAAATTGAGAAAGCATATTTTTAATTTTATTATTGTTTAAGTGTTCATTGACCCCATTAAGAGATTCTTTTAGTTGAACATATATGTTATCATAGCTTTCATTACTTATAATCGATTTAGTTGTCGATTCGATAACTAACTTTATTAGAGTGTTCTCGTTTAGTTTAGAATCATTCTTTAATTCAAGTAATACGCCGTTTACGAAATCCTTCATTTCAGTGCAAATTATTTTTTATTATTTATCAGTTCCTTTTTATCTTTTTAGCTAAATTAGAGAAGACCGTCGGATTCTTAGATTTCTTACCTGCATTCGATACGCTAGTTTTAATTTTCTTAGGACTAGGCATTCCAATTCTATTTACAACAGAAGGCGAGGCCTTCTTCTTAATTACAGAATTTCTAGATAAATTGAATTTCTTTTTGTCAGCATCTAATGATAATTTAGCAATTTTAGCTTCGAGGGCAGAGATTGCAGCATCTCTATTTTCTCTTTCATCACCTTCAATCGTAGCTGCTTCAACTGCCGCATCAACATCTGCCTGTTGTGCAGGCTTTCTCCATTCTCCAGTGTACATTAACGTTTCATCTCCTAATTGAGAAACTGAAGTTATGTATACTGTTCTATTTGATGACGACATTATATTTTCACTATCATTCTTATTAACGTTGAATAACAACTCTCCCGTTGAATAGTTTTCAAGCTTATCACTATTTGAACTATCTACCTTTACTTTGCCTCCGTCTAATTCAAATACTAATCTAAATTTAGCTTTATTTAGGTTAAGATCTAGCGGTATTGCTTTCTTACCTACGATGTTAAACATTTTAAGTTTTATCGCATTATCAAATGGCGACATTATGAATCTAAGATCTCCGGGTCCAAATATTACTTCATCTGCTTGATCCTTAAGTTTAACACTTCCACTTCCATTTGAAATTGATATATTATTATTACTGAAGAATACAGGAACGTATTCAACTGAACTAACTGTAGTTTTTTTAGATTCTACTTCTCCTTCAAACCCTGGAGCAAAGGTAGGCTCAATGAATAAATTAGTTGCTTCGAAGTTCTTTTTAATTATCTTATTGTATACCACTTGAGATTGAGGCTCATCTGACAGTGGAATAGTTGTTAATTTTTTTCCGTATTTCTTTGGAGATAACAAGTTGAACGATGCTTCTCTAATTATTTGTTCTCCGTTTAGTCTATTAGTTAGTCGGCTTAAAAGATCAATCGACATACTAACGGCGGTACCTGCATTCTTAAGAATTGGTCTAAATACTAACGGTTCATCCCAGTTATCTTCTTGAAATATAATTTGCCTAGTTGTATTAACGAATGAGCTTCCGATTTGTTCAAATATACTAAGTTGGTGGATAATTATCCAATCATTGCTTGGATTTCGTTTATTAAGTATTGATATTAATTCTTCAGGAAATCCTGCGTTATATGTTAAGTAATATTCTATAAAATCTCCATCTGTTGCTTCGTTGATATACGTGCCAACTGTATCAAATTCGTTAGTTTGAGATACTGAAGCTTCATGATTATCTGAAATAGTAAATACATCGTATTTAACGTTAACATTAGTTGATAGTTTTTCTCGCGTGGCACATTCAGATAAATTAATATATATAGGAGAGTTGGTTATAAATCCAGTAGATCCTCCAGTTCCGTTCGGAGTAATGTTGGCAGCAAACGTTGTAGATTGATTTAATGCAGTATTATACTCTTCATTAATATTCTTAATTGATGGAACCTTGATATCTACGTATCTATCATATAGTGAATCGGATAAGAATAAAGGTTTAGAATTAAATGTAATTAGCTCGGCAATAGTTTCAGGAGCAAGTAGTATGTTTGCGAATAAGAAATTCTCACCGTTGTTTTGTTTTTGTCTAATACTCAAAAGTATTGCTTCAAATCCTTCAAAATCAAATCCCGCAATAAAGTGAAATCTTACTTGATCATATACTACATTATATCCGTTAATAGGAGTCTCGGTTATTGCATCATCAAAATCAATATAATTTGGAATCTTTTCAGAATCAATATATGCTACCTTATTATTTCCAATAGGGACTACTGTTAGATCCTTAATGTTTTTAGTAGACGAGTATGAACTGTCTGTATTAAATATCTGAGCAGTTTCTGCGGTTGTATTTGATAGTAAAACCACGTCTTCACTTAGGAAATTGCTTGAGCCTAATGGTTCGAACATATATTCAACTAAACAATATTGAGTTAAACTTATAAATCTACTTTGTGTCATTATGTTTTATACTTTTTATAACCCGAAAGGGCTGAATAATTTTTTGATAGGCTTATTTAAATTATAAGTTACATTGAATCCTACGGTAACTCCATAACTTACAGTTCCTCCTCCAAACACAATACCATATCCTATTGATGGGCCTATTACAACTGCACTTTCATTTGATTGAACCATTTTCTTATCTATAATTGCTCCTTGTATATCAGTTGCGATAAATCCTGGATAATCCGATGTTATGAATATTTCGTAATTATCTTTACCTTCCTTAAGTCCAGTTGTTAACTTTAACCCAAATGTATTTGTATTGATACTTGTGAGTGCGTTAGATACAGTTCCATTATCAAAATCAAACACGGTGGTCCCTGCCATTTTCTGATAATTACCTACACTGAACGTTGAATCATATTCCCAATCTAATTTAAAAGTATTAGAATCTATTTTAGTAACAAATGTTTCAACCTCAATTGTATCGTGTACTATTCTAGTCTTAATTAAATAAACAATTTTAGGGTTGTCCTTAAGGTACTTTACTTCATCATATAGTTCTTTATTAATATCCTTTAATTCCTTCTTAGATGCAATCAAGGCGCTCTTCTCGTGAACTAGAGATCCGTTCTTCTTCTCATATGTAGTTACACTGTCTAATAATGCAGCCTGATTCATGTTAATAATCGCAACTTCGCTACCTAAGTTAGATGTACTATTACATTGTCGTAATAATAGAATGACAACTACTATGATCACAATCATTAGGATTGTGTTTAGATTGATCTGCTTTAGTTTTTCTAACAATTATGAGTTTATTATTTTCTTTAGAAAGTCGTGGGTTAACTTTTCACCTGTCTCGCTCTCTATTTTATTTATTAGGGATATCTCAGATTCTCTTAAATATTTAAGTTCATCACTTACTTGGTTTTTCTTGTTTATTATATTTTCCATTTCAACTTCAAGAAAATTTATTTTATCATATACCTCTCCGTATGATTCTGTTATACTCTTTAATTTATTCTTATCTTCTGTTGTAATATTCATATTAATCTATAATTTTAACATCGAGTGGACCAGCTAGCGCATTTTCTATCTTTCTAAGTCTAGCAACTACTTCCGACATGTCTATATTAGTTGGCGATACCTGAGTTGACGTGTTTGATGTATCAGTATTAGATACCGAAGACGGTGCTTCAGGTTTAGATTCCACAGGGGTATCTGCTTTAATAGGTTCAACTTCTGTTAATTTAACATCATCTTCTTCAGGTGAATCTGGGGTATTAATAGGAGCTATTTTTTTATCTATTCCTAATTTAGATTTTGTAACCTCAATTGCATTTCCTATTTTATCCTTAATCTTATTTTTTGCTCCTTCTAGAAACTTAGGTGATTTATCTACGTTTAGCGATGATTTAATTGATTCTGAACTTTCGTCAATTTCATTTATTACACTATTATCACTTTCATTTACTACAGATCCATCCACATTGTTAATACTAGATTCTGAACTTTCGTCAATTTCATTTATTACACTATTATCTTCTTCACTGATTGAAGTTGATTTCGCGTTCCCCTTTCTTAAAAAATTCAAAGTTGCACTTATATCGTCTTGTGTAAATGAGCTTCCTGCTATATTATTTGCGATATTTACATTTTTATCTTGAAGTGTGTCATTTATTCCAGTAACAGGAGGAATGTCATCACTAGTCGCAGCATTAGGTCCAGCGAGGTAATCTCTATCTCCTATTTCATTAATTACAGAATTAGAAGATTCAACTGTTTCATTTATTACGGTACTATCTCCTTCTATATTTTGAGCGAGGTCAGTAGATGTAGGTTCTTCATTAATAACCTCTCCACTTTCATCATTGATAGTACCTGCGGTATATTCAGCTTCGGTAGTATCTAATTTTTCCTGTGCAACCTCATTTTGATTTGTAATATTACTTACTTCATTTATTGAATTCTCTACAATATCATTAAATACATCTCCTTGTTTTGCTACATCTGTATATTCATTTATATTAATAGCACCGTCGCTATTAGTATCAAAAGTAGATTTATCTGCAGGTTCATTAATTGGAGCTGGCGGAACTACTTCAGTAAAATTATCAGATTGTTCACTTACATCTGCTGGAACTACTGTGCCGTCAGATTTAGGAGTTTCTTCTTTTTCAAGTGCAGGAGTGGCCGATTCAACGCTAGATGTTTCAGTTTCAATGTCTACTGTGCCGTCTCCTTCATTTATTGGTCCATCTTCAGATCCGTCTTGTGATTCTGTTTCTTCTACTTCATTAATTGGAGCTGCTTCCTCGTTAATTGGAGCAGTATCTGTATCGTTGATTGGAGCAGTTTCCTCTTCAACTTTCCCATTTGGCCCAGCTTCAGTTAATGCTGCTATGAATTCAGAAGAATTAACTACTTGACGTGGAGCTTCATTGTAAATATCATCACGGTTCATACCACTCGAACCAAGTATACCTTGAAGCTCAGTTGGAAATTTTAGAAATTGTTTCCAGTTTTTATCATTTTCACCTGTAAACAATCCCCTAATTCTATTAAGAAGATATTCAGAACCCTTTGTTTTTTTATCCTTTTCACTAGCGACGCTATTTTCTGCACTCGCTACATCTTCAATTGAGTCACTTAACCTTATTAGCCGTTTTAATTTTTTATCAAGGTCATCATCGAATCCTATTAAGTCCTGATATTCAGGACTATCTTTTTGGTTTAACGATGTTACTCCAACTGCTCCACCTCCTGCAGGAAACACAGCAGTAAAGTTTTTCTCTTCTGAAAGCATTGTGAATTCAGCCAATAGGAACGGATATAGTTCTTCCCACTCGGCAAGTTCAGCTTGCTTTTTAATAAGATGGTCCTGGGCCCTAGCAATATACTTATCTGCTTTCTCATTAAACTTTGAATCGTATGCACTTAATATTTCACTCACGTAACTGAATCTTTTTATTATTTATTAGATTTTTAAGTGAGAAGGTAGATTTACAGACGGGCTGGTAACAGTATCTGGTATTTGATCTATATCAGTCATCCCATTGTTCGCCTCTTCAATATCCTTATTAATAATATTAAGAAGTAATGAGTATTCTAGGTATTCTAAATTGTAAAGTGTATCGAAGCTTTGGTTAAGCTTCACCGCTAATCGAGCATTAAGCTCAAATAAGTTCATCAAGTCCAGCTGAAATAATGAAAATATCTTTGACAGTGAAGCTTCCTCCCAAAAAAATTGAGCTCTCCAGTCTTGTCTTACATTTTTCACATACTCCAGTTGCACGGTTTACGGATGCGGCCTTTAGCGCTTCTGTTATTTTATACAGAATTGCGAATTTTCTATCTCCCCATCCCATTGATTCCATTTTAAAATGTGCAAATGATTCATTTCTGATTCCTCTCCAATCTGTAACTAGATACGGGTATGTATCGTAGAATGATTTATCAACATCAGATCCACTATTTAGCTCAGCTTTCTTTTTCTGTCTAAATTTATTTGTAATACCTGAAGATGGTAGATATAATTTAAGAGTTTCTCCTAATTTCTCAGAATTAATAACGAAACACTTTTCATCAGGATGATAGTACTTCTGTAATTCGTCAGGTATATCAAATCCTAATAAATTCTGACTTGTTACTTTAATTCTATTAACATGCTTACATTTAGAGTTATCACATCTAAGGTTTGCCATTAATTTATTCTCCTGATTTGGAAAAGTAAGTTCATATATTCTAAATAGAATATGATACTTATCAACCTCAGAATAATCATTGAAATTTAAAGGTGTCGGATTTCCTCTTACTTTAAATTTAGTGCATGCATTTAAAACGAAGTTGATTTTTTCTCTAACATCAATTGGATCATGTTCATCCATGGTAGACCAATGTCTAATTTCCTTAGTCTTAGCTGATCTAATTAATAATTCGACTCCTTCAGGATAAAACATTCCATTTGATGGAAGTACATCTAAATTAAGTAATTTCCAAGGCGATTCCTCAGCAGCAGACATATTTACCTGCTCATAGCTCCTAGCTTTTCCTAAGCTCTTAATAGGTTCCTCCTTTTCTACAACAACTTCACTGCTTATGTTGACACCATGTTCTGCGTCCATTGCATCCAGTTTAGTTATTTGATCTTCTTCTTCTTGTGATTCATCGCTCATAAATAAACGTTATTTTATATCTTATATAAAGAATGATGCCTCTAGTTTTAAAACTGAGGCATTCTATTAATATTATTTATTGATTATGATCCCAAGAACTCAGAGAAGTTCATTGCTCGGTATTTAGATTCAAATATACGTTCCATTGTATCAACGTATATTTCTTGCTCTTCTAGCGTTTCTGGATTATGGATATAGATTTTTATAGTATGATCTCTTCTATTAATTTCAACTTTAGTAAGTTTTCCAATAACAGTTCTACCATTATCTTTATTAAGTTGAGAATTAACTAGAATTCCACGAACTCTATCTCCAGGTTTATAGTATTGCTTTATGATATTTACATTGTAGTCAAATTCACTAATGCCGGCGTCTCCGCCTTTATGTGACATATCGCTTAGTGGAAGTAGTTTAATGGAAATACCGGGAGTGAATTGACTTCTACCCATAACAAAGTTGAAATCACCCTTAGCTCCTCCCCACGGAAGTCCCCTTAGAGTATCACGATGTTGAAACGCACCCATTGCGCTTCCGTTATTTTCGTTAACTTTACTCATTTTATCCGATTCCTAATGGCTGTTGATTAGTTCTATGTCCCATTATTGAATAAGTTCCTCCAGCTGCTACCGGAGTTCCTGCTAAATCACTAGCAAATTCAAATTTCCAAAGAATAAGATCTAATGTTACTCCATCTAGATATGATACTGGATATACTACAGCTGATGCGTCAGTGTTATGTATCGCCCATACTTTAATGTGAGTTGCACTTAGGTTACTAAGATCTGCAAATTCTATTTTATAGATTGCTCCTACCGTATTACCAATTCTATCACTTTCTAAAGGTCCACCTACTTGAAGATACTTCATTGTAGTAAGAGTAGGATCTTTCACTCTCTTATCGGTTACAATATAAACAGGTTTATACGATAATTCTGGACTTGCAGAATCTGCGTTGTGTAATGCTATGATTTCTGTTGCGCTACTGTTATGCATGTTTGTTAAAAATTATTTTACTTTTCCATGGATAATTAATCCCGAAACTTTAACATTAAACAATGAGTTTGGGTTAACTATCTTTATTCTATTTATTAGATCAGTTGGGTCATTTGATTTAGGATTAGTAAACATCGCAAATAAATTATACAAATTGTATTTTTTATACGTCAATGTTTCAGCATCTTCTATCCAAAGCTCGACTGATTTGTCAACTATATCAATCTCTTCTCCGTTATCATCGTTTACTGGATATGTAACTTTAAGGAGAATTCCTCTCACATATATTTTATTCTGAGTAAGATCAGTAACGGGAGATCCTATCGTTAATATTTCATTATCGAATAGTGTAATTTCTCCGCCTGCCATCTCAGCAGATAATGAAATACATTGTTCTCCGTCAACAGGAAACGCAAAATCGCCTAAGCAGAATTCGGCTCCGGTATCTACTCCAGATATTACTTTAAAGCACTTATCGTCGAATAATTGTAATATGTCCTGTGATGAAGATGAATCGTCGCATATTTCATTAAGTTTTGCTATCGCCATTATCGTTGGTGTTATTTTTATACATTTGACCCGTGTTAGGATTTATTCCTTTTTTAATTAAGCTAAGGGTTGCCTCATTTCCTTTATTGGGTCTAATTTTGCCTACTGGAAGTCCAGTTCCGCTTGCGGTTAATCCGCTCGGTGTATTTTTATTAGGAGATACTTTTTGCTCCTCTTTATATTCTTCAATAAATTCCTTTATTGCTTCTGATTCAATATCATTGGATACTTCCTTGTCCACTATTTCTTGAATTTCGATATCTTCTAAGTCATTTACCATATTGTTCATTACTTGATCTAATGCATGTTCTTCATCGAATTCTTTTTCAATTGTTTTAACTATTGGATCCTCATCTTCTGGAATATCATTCCTTGAATCGTTAAATTTAATATAGAAGTGAAGTGCAGTTAATGACATAAGAGGTAAAGTTCCTCCTTGAATAGTTGCTAGAAATCTCCTATGATCTAATACATCCCAATCCATGAATATCGGTTCAATAAGCTGCACCCAGGATACAAAGCCTTCGCCTACGGGATTAATATCTTTAAACTCATAGAATATGTTACCAATTACTTGAATTGCTGTAACTAACCCGAATAAGAACCATATTGATCCCCTACTCATTTTAATTGAGGCGGCGGATACTGAAGCTACTGCAAATATCTCAATTGCAACTGATAAGTAAATAGCCCATGATCTAGGGTTACCTAAATCATACCAACTTACAACGTGACTAATTGACATGATTACCACCAATAAAATTGGAAGTAAGAACGAGTTACGAACTATTGCATCTCTATTGTTTTTAAACCAGGTAGCCATCTTATTTCTGTAGATCCTTTATTTTATCCTTAATCAGTGTATGAAATCCCATTAACTGATGTGTTCTATCTACTCTAGAAATAGTATCGTCAAGTGATAAGTATATTGATAATTTTTCAATTCTAGCTATTTCCGGTATAGAATCTAATCTGGCGTCTTTTATTTTGATTGTAGTATTTAAACTGTCGATCATTTCGACATTTGATATATTTACTTTCTCGAGTCTATTAATACTTCGTGATTTTCCACATGATCTGAGGAAAACAATAACAAGGAGTCCCGCTATTATGTAAACTAAGTACTTTTTTATAAAGTCTAACATCTCTAATGTATATATTTTTATTATTTATTCTTTTTATGCGGATACAAGACCTAATATCGTAGTATAAACTCCTATTCCTGCTATCGTTGAAGTTATAAGTGAGTATACAATGTCGTATATGAATTTAGATTTATTGTATTTTCTAAAATCATAACTTATCTTAACAACGTATCCATAAAATTCGGTAGTTGCCACGCGTTCATATTGGGCCTCAACAACATCAAGAATTAATTCCTCTTGTAAAAAATTAGTATACTTCTTCATTTTTTCTGATATGAATTTAAGCTCAACTGATTCTTGTGAATCTTCAGTATACATTAACAGTTCTGGATTTAA